GGTCACTTCGCCTTGGAAGTCATCCGAGAGTTGATAGCGAGCCCCGTCCGTATCGATGTTGTCCGTGCCGTCACCGTCCGGATAGAACAGGACCGTAGCCTCCCGATTCTGCCACCGCCAACCCATAGGCGGAGCGGAAGCAATGAAGAACTTGATTCCGTCGTTCACACAATCCAGACACCGCTCGAACACTTCTTCATCGACAGGAATCAGAGCCTTGCTCTGCCCGTCCGCACCGTGCCAGGCAACACCTGCCGCCTTAGCTACCCGAAGAATCAGGTCCTGAACAGTGAACGCACTCGTCGGTTCGGCCATCCCTTATTTCCTCTGCTTTCTTTGCCTCTTCGTAGAGCAGACCGAGGTCACTATCGATGGTCGCTCGGTCATTGCGCTTGAATGGAATCTCGCCAAGGACGGTCCATAAACGTCTGTATGATTCGTGTATGTCCACAACATCCCCCAGAAAAACAGAACCCCCCCGGAGGCCACACCGGCGTGTCCGGAGGGGATCAGATCAACACTTAGTATTCACGAGCCACGCGAACCCAGTCCACGTAGATACCGTCCGCGTCAGCCGCCGTGCCGTCGGCGGTGAAACCGATCACAACGTCCATATCCGTCGCGCTTGGGAAGTTGGCGTTGGTTGCGCTGATGTCGATGGCTGCGGTATCGCCCAGATCAACACCATCGACAAAGAAGCGAACCTCGCCCTTTAGTCGATCAACCTTGAAGCCAAGGCGGTACCACGTAGCTGCGGCAATCGTCTTCGCAGCGCCTGACTGAGCCGTGCCACTCGTGGCCTCATTGTAGGCGTACTTCAAGGCATCGCCATCACCCGAGAGCTGCACAAACCCGATGTAATCCACATCGGCCAGTGAAGACGCATCACCGCCGAGACACCCGCCACTGTCCTTGGCCTCGCCGGGCTGAGCCAGACCGACGAAGAAACCGGCATCGCCATCGGTAATGGAAACCGCCTTGATTCGGGCCTCGAACCACAGACCCTTTGCAGGCGTGCCGATACTCGGGGTCTTAAACAAACCACCGGCGTTCCCACCGGTCGTAATCACCGTCTCATCGGCGTCAGTGCCGTCAGTTTGCAAAAACAGCACGCCGTCATCATCAGCCTGCAACGCTACATCAGCCTGCTTATCCGACTGACAATACACATACCAGTTGATGTCCCCGGCTATAGCGCCGAGGCCGCTGATAAAATCAGTAGCATGGGCAATACCCAAGGTCGAATTCTTGAAGTCATCAAACTTGTGAATGCCCGCTGCCGGGTCCGCCAAATACGTGCTCACCGGGCAATCGTCCCAAATGATGGGGCTCGGGGCGCGCGAAGTAACAGCAGCGGCGCTGCCGTAACGAATAGTTCCACTCATTAAACCCTCCTCTGTTTCTGGGGATTAAAAACGAAACGGGACGCCACAGCTCATCCCGTCAAAGACTTGCCCACTGTCTATAGCGTCTGTGGTGTGGGTTATTCTCTGTTACGAAGTCAGAGCCTTGTGCAGGACACCGCCGACCTTCCGACGATTCGTACACAAGTTCTGATGAGCCCCGTCCAGAAAGACCGTAAACGTGGTATGCTGCCCACGATCCGTCTGCGGCTCACTCTCTTCCATCCAGTATCCGTCATGAATGATCGGCTGGAAGTGCGAGAAATCGACCAGATATAGAGGATCGGTATCGTCACCAGTCTCCGGATCGGTGTCGCCCACGAGCTGCGGGATCGGAATCACCGGCGTCCGATTCAGGAGCACCAGGTCACCGTCGCCAATCACCATGTTATGCAGAGCATCCTTGCCCTTATGATTATCATCAGCCGCGTCAACGTAATCCATCAGATCATTGATGAGATCGTAATCACAGTAGAACCGCTTCTGCATGGCGCGCTTGTTGCTCGGATCGTTGATGAACAACGGGGCCTTGAAGCGAGTCTTCATGAACATCATCCGGACCTTCTTCATGAATTCCCGATTGATGTCAGTGTAAACATCTGCGAAGTTCCGCCACATCGCATGCGTATTGGCCGACAAATTCGCACAGGTGGTACCAGTGGTTCCGTCCTGAAAACGAATCGTCTTACCGACAAACCCGCCGGTGGTCGAATCGGCGTCCACCATGTTAATGAAGTACGGAATACCGTAGGGATACAGATCATCATCAGCGTCGGTTGGGGTCTTCCAGAACCGATCCTCGATGAGATCAGCCAGAGCCCACAAACCGTCGATTCGTCGCTGCTTCATCACGCGAATGAAACCCTTGACGGAATTCATCTGGTGGAGGATTTCGAGGTCGTCCCACGAATAGTTGGTACTCAGACGAGTCCACGGCACCTTAATCGTGCCCATGTGGTCTTCCACGGCCGGATCATCGGTTTCATAGTATCGCCGGTACTTGGCGTTCCCGGTATTGTCGAGCATGACCTTCCGCTCGATCTGTTCACCACCGTCGATGACGAATCGTTCCTGTTGATAGATTCGACACGCTTCGTAATCCTGATTGTCCCAAAGGACATCAAACACCTGCTTGGGCAGGTCATTAATCGTACTGGCAATAAGACCAGCCAGTTCCGTCGCTTTTACAGCCATTCACTCCTCCTCCTTCTAACCAGGGGGAGCGGGTATCACCTTATACCGAATTTCTTGCGAGCCTCGGCAAGTCTCTGCTCCGTCCTGGCTTCCAATTCTTCCTGGTTTTTAGGTTTGCTCTTGGCGTTGTTTGATGCCGGAGGCCGGTTCTTCGTGGGTCGCAAAGTCACACCCTTACCGCGCTTCTTGACCTTACCCACCAGCTCTTTCCGCACTCGCTCCTCGCGCACATTCTCCGTCAGAAGCATGTGTGCTTTCTCCAGCGCCTCCGCCACACTCAACTCACGTCCGTGCATTTCCGACCCCAGCCAAAGCGCATCCGCCTCATCAATCAAAGCCCTGCGATTCGCCGCCTGACCGGGCGTCATATTACGCCCCTCAAAATCAGGCATTCCTTCCTCGGTGAAGGCCGAACCATAGAAATCCTCAAAGGTCTTCATTCGGTCACTACCGAGGAACGTGAGAATCTGCTGAGCGAGTGACAAATCCATCTGCTGATTCGCTGGTTCGGGATCGGCGGGTTTCTTACTACCACCACGAAGCTCCTTCAGAGCCTCGTTCAATCCCTCTACAATCGGCAGCAAATCATTTTCCGGATCGGCCTCTCGCAAGGCTTTCAGGTCGATGAAATCTTTGGTTTCCGGCTGCACTTCTGGCTGTCGCCGTTGCTGCTGCTGAACCCGGACCCGTCCGGCTTGGGCAAACTGACGCGACAAATCATTCATGGACTTGTGCATCTTCTCAAGCGTCTTCAACGCCTGTGTCGGGCTCGCTTCGTAGAACTCCGAAATCTCTTCCGGGGTCCATCCGTTATAGTGAGCGGCCCTCAGTAACCGCTCAGGAATGGCGGGCTTTTCCTCTTCTGCCGGTTCCTCATCATCGTTATCGTCCTGCTCGGGAAGATCGTCATCCTCTGCCGGTTTCTCGTCCGGGGTAGAGTCGTCGTCTTCAATCTCAGGCTCGTCATCGATTTCCGGTTCCGGGGTAGAAGGTCCCCCACCAAGTTCTGCCAAATGCTGTGCAATCTTGCTTTCAACGTCATTGTTCTCATACGCACCTTCGTCAGTGCGCATATCTTCCCCCGTGATTGATCCAGACATAATTACTCCCGAATATGGGTTAAAGAGGTAAGATCGAGGATCACTTGTCCTTCGATGTTGTCTTCACGCGCTTTGCGCGGCGTCGTATTCGCTGTGGGTGTTTCACCACCCCGGATTTCTTTAGGTAGTCTTCATGCTTGCGAAATGAGTCAAACACCGGTCGTCCATCCGGCAACACTTTCACATCGGGAAATTTTCTCCGGTGTTCCGGTATCTGCTCCGGATTGATCGCCAATGTGTCACTCACTATCGGCCGATGATATTCTCTATCGCCAACATTAGCACGTTCGGAGTGATAATCGCGCTGCATCTCGCAACCGCACTCTAAACAGTCATGCGGCTCACTACACTGTGACATCGACCGCATAACTTCATCCTGGTGGCCGCATTCCGGGCACCAAAAAACATACGTAGGCGTATTTCACCCCCCAATCGATCGAATCTCTTCATCAGTCAAGGCACCCCGCAGAGCACTTCGTTGCTTCTTGCGGGTTTTCTTCACCTTGCCAAGAGTAGATTCAGATTTCTTTTTCCTCTTCTTGCGCTGCTGCTTGATCTCTGCCTTGACGCCTTTCTCGAACCGCTTCATCCACTCCGATGTGTACATTTGCGGATAAGTTTCGCGAAGACTCGCGTTGACCAGGGCTTCTTCCCTGCGGCTGCGCGGCCTGGCCTTGGCGTTAGGGCTTCGTTTAGCCAAATTGCTGCCCTCCAAACCCGGCCGCTGACTGTGCTTCTCCGGCCGTCATCTGTTGCATCTGATTTTGCTCCGTTGCAGGTGACGCCACCGGCCGTTGACCGGCGAATCCACCGTTCTGCAACACACCCGCGAGTTGTCCTTTGCCCGGATTCTGCGGCCCGAACATCATGAACGTCTCCATACGCTGAGCAAATTTCGGGTCGATAAAGACCTCTTGAACAACCTCATCGATCCCCAGTTCCTCTGCCGCCTGCATAAGAGCACGAGGTAGATCAAACTCGATACCCATCTGCATCATTACCATTGCCGACTGCACCATAGCGGGCACAACGTTCGTGTAATAATCCAGGAGTCGCTTTGAGCGGAGCGTCGGTTCCAGAATCGTCATCGAACGCTTGACGATCTCAAAACTGTATTCCAGGAAGTCACCCCGCATTTGTTCAGGCGTAAGGTAAACCTGAATCTCCTCGCCACCTGTTATGCGGCGGATCAATGGGATGCCGGGTTGACCAGGCTGGAACATCAGCGGATCATAGAATATGAACCACGCCTGCTTTTTGCTGATGTCGGCGTATGACTCCGCCATCATCGTCCGCATGTCCTCAACGCGCAGACTTGCATTTGCCTGTAAGCCCTGGAACTCCGTGGCAGTATCGGCGTTGCTCGTGGCAATTCCCATCATCTGATCGGGATTACCGGCCATGTAATTAAACCACCCTCGAAGCTCCTGAATCATTCGCTCGTTATCAGGATTCTGTCCACCGAATGACGCGACATTTACCCCGTTTGGGTCGTTACACGCAATCGAGGCACCGTCTTCCGCCGTGCGGATCGCTTCGGCCACATCTGCCAATTCCGGCCGATAGAGCAAAACGTCTTTCTGGCGCTCTGACTGGCCCATGAACTTCTTGAAAATCTCATTGGCCATGTCGTTCAAGTCGCGATACACGCCGACCGGAGCAATGGGGAACGGATTGTCAGGAACCGGCTGTGTCAACGAGCCAATCGTGTACGGTCCCTCAGCAGGACCATAGTAGTCCTTAATGAGCAAGAAGTCATCCAGCGTTAATTGCTGCGGGTCAGGGATATATGCCACGGCCTCCGCTTCCGGGACACAAACCTCCACGACATACACATAATCCTGAAGGTCAAACATTCGTTTGGCCTGTTTGGAATCTTGTGTCATCGATTGCGCCCAATCCTTCTCCATCGGATGCTGAGAAGCAGACGGTAATCGATCCACAATCTCTTGTTTCATGCCGAGTTCAACTAATTGCTGCCTCGGGACTCGCAAACGATGTCCCATGAAATTGGCCTTATCAAAAGCCAACGCCGTGGGATCAAACGTGAAGTCATCCATACTTACAACGTCGGTATAGACCATGCCAGGATCGACATCTTCATCGTCGCCGATTGGAATCAGCAAACCGGACGCCGCAATACTCGTTTTGGCGATAAAAAACCCACCGAGTATTGTATCCACGAGCGCTGCTCGCATGATCTGCTTCATTTTGAGCTGTTTCTGGAGTCGATTTAGAGCCAGACCAAGAAGTTCCGCTGTTTCCTTGTTCCCTAGGAAATCAGTTGTGACCTTGTTAAGCCCTTCCCGCTGAATTAGCGCGGGTACAAGTGCATGGATGGCGAGAAAGACCAAATTGATCGGCATTTCTCCTGTAAGTCCCTGTTCGGCTTTGAAATAATGCCCGCAATAATCCTTAATAAACAGAGCCCTGGCCCGTCGAAACCGCTTCATTCGCTCGAACCCTTCCTTTACGGCCTGGCTGAGCGTTGTCGCTGTCAACTCTGTCATCTTCCTCCTCACACGAAGCTGAACTTCTTCCTCCAGGAACTCGTTTTTCGGTGACTCCGCTTCCACGCCTCAAACCTGTAACCCCAACTTTTCCCCGGAGCCTGTGGTTTGCCGCGTTTGGGCTCTCCCACGTCCTTGCTGTCTACGGTCAGAGCATCCGCCATCACACGGTCCCCGTGCAGAAGCATTTCCGCTTGCTTGGCATCTTGGAGTTCGGCCGGTCCGATTCCACCACCAGGATAATAGATGTAATACTTCGCCTGCTCTATCGATCTGCGGTCGTGATTGATGAACTTGCCCTGTTTCAAAGCTCGCTCATACGCCTGAAGCAGGAGCATTTTGCTGTCTCGTGAGACATGAAAACCGTATTTGTCGGTCTTTTTCTCCGCCACTGTCCCCTGCGTTTCAGAACAGTAATAGTGCGGATACTTGAACTGCTTGACCAGCAGCTCCCCGAGATCGAGACCGGGACCGTTCTTCTCCCACTTCAAATATGGCAGACTGTGCGGTTTCGCCCCGCCGACCCAGAGAGCTAAAGCAATGATCGTGCGCGCGAACTCATGTGGGCGTGTAGATCGAGAGGCCCACTGAGCGATCTTCTCACCGGTCTGTTTGCACTTTATAGATACGACCGATTCCGAAGCACCACGTCCGGTGGAGGTGTCAATTCCAAACATATATGTCTTCGATTGATCTGGTCGCCCGTCAATGAGTTCGACCCAGACATCGAGGAGCCCGTTGTTCTTCGCCGGTCGTCTGTCATACGCCTGTTGTGCCCGTCGTCGTAATATCCCTGGAATGTCTTCATCTGGAATCTTGCCCTTCAGTTTGATGCTGTGTCGCGAAATCGGCTCCCGAGCGAACAAAACGATGTGCTTGTCCAGTTCCCCAAGGTCAAAGAAGGTGTCACCGGTTTCCAGATCATGCGCGTAACACTCCTGCGCGATCTCCTTCTCCGTCCGCCGCATTTTCTCGTGTTCCAGCCAAGGGGAACTAATCGAGAACTTACCGGTTGTCTCATCTTTGATGACAAATCGGCCGCGTCCTTTCTCGGGATGATCCCAGAACATCAACGGCACGACCTTGATTTGGCCGGAGTTTTTCCACCGAGAGTACGCTGTCCCGGCTCCGGCTGGAGTTGAATTGACAATTCGACACGGCGTCACGTCCGCCGTGGCAGTGCGAATCTCCTCGCCGTTCTCCACCTTGGAAAATTCATCGAGGAGCAATATCTGACATCGGCCACCGGACATCGCATATTTGGCCGTCGTCTCTCCCGCAATGGTCGAGCCGTTCAACTCATTGTGAATGCGCAACTTGGTACGATTCTTACTCCCCCGCTCCAACACGTCCGGAGGACGCATCCATTCAGGCAGCCACGTATTGATGTAATCGTGTTTCCAGAACAAACTATCCGAGGTCGGTCCGTCAACGTAAAACTCCTTACGTGACATCTCACGTATCTGACAACCCGACCGGAATAGCCATTTATGATGATCGAAAAACAGACACTCCCAGGATGCTCCCATGTCACGCGACTTCGAAACCAACAGGTCCTCACCGTGCTCGAAGGCGTATTCAAAATCCGCCCACGCTCTTTCCTGACACTCCCAGGTAATCATCGGCTGATGAGCGATCTTCGCCGGTCGCATCCCGCCCGTAGCGGAATCAATCTCGAATTGCCAATAGGTCCAGCCAAACGTGTTGATCCAAAACAATCCGCTCTCGCGACACGCGGCCAGGAGATCGGCCTGCAATACAGGATCGCGCTCCGCTTCTCTGAGGACTTTTTCTCGGTATTCGAGGTTCTCTTGTTTCCTCATAGGGACCCGCAATCCCGTATGCGGGCACGTCCAGAATTGTCGATCAGAAGGGAAGGGCTCAGGAAGATGCGGGTGCTGGATGAGGTCACGCCCGCCAACTACCTTCGCGTGTTCCATGCCTCCTCAGCTTCCTCTTTCGTTTCGCACCACGGACCTGTTGCGGCACAGGAACAACATTCCATATAATACTGATCGTCAATGTCGCACTTTGATATGCTTTCTTCACTTGCTCCGCAAAACGGACACGGTTCGTAGTGCATCTTTCACTCCCCAGTTACAGTAACATTCGCCATAGCCAAACAATGTGGACATTGTAACGCAATAGTATCAATAAACTGGTAGTGTCGTGGCGCTGTACGAAGAAACTCTTCGTAAGTAGTCACTATTTTGTGCTTGCTACAATTTG